CCTGAACAAAAACTATCTTTTATTAGCGTTGTCTGGAACAATTTCCACGATGTCTCCCAAATCACACTCCAACGCTCGGCAGATTTTAACCAGGATATCTGTGTTCACATTCTCGCCTTTCGCAAGCTTCGCCAAGGAGGTGGCGCTTACGCCTGCCTTCTCGCACAAATCCCTTTTTTTCATATCCCGGTCTATCAGTAACTTCCATAACTTCTTATAGCTCGCGCCCATGCTATACCTCGCCATTCAGAGGCTGCTCTTTTTTAAATTCCACTTTGCTGTAACGCCAAGTGCCCCATTTCACACATACATAGCCGTCATGTGCGCTTAAATCAAAAGCATTATCAATCGATGGATGGTCGCAGGGTTTATCGCCCCATTTTCTCCTTAATTCTTCCGATTGTTTGCTCTGCATATTGTTGTACCTCACTAACGATTACTTATAAACAATAATTTCATTTCATTATAGCATAACATGCTAGGAAAAACAAACCAATAATTTAGCGTTCGCAAAAATAATTGGTTGATTGCCTTGTTTTTTTCGTGATATAATCTGGCTTAGATATAGTTTCCTGACTCTTTGGTTATGTAGTTCATATGTAAGCACTTGCTTTGTAACGGCGCGGAGGTAATGCTATGGCGGAGCTTCGTTCGTTTAGGGATGTAATCGCAAACGTTTTTTACAGTGAAATCTGGAATGCCTTATCCAAGTTCATAGAGGATAACCCGGCTAAATTAGAATGCCGCTCATACCGGGTCGAGCAGCCGGATGATGCGGAGTTGTCGAACAAGCGATGCCGCCTACGAGATCTACACAGTAGTAAAGGGAGATTCACTCTGGAAGATCGCGGCGGTCAAGTTGGGAAACGGTGCACGGTATCCTGAAATCAAGGTGCTGAACGGGCTGACCACGGATACCATCTTTCCCGGACAGAAACTTAAAATCCCCAAGTAAGATGAAAGAAAATCGCCTGCGGGGCAATATGCTCCACGGGCGATTTTCGCTTTCTAATGGGGTTCGAATCCCTCCGATTTTTCGCATATCGGTGGGAGGTAATGTCTATGACGCGAACACCAAAGGAACAAATTATCCAGATGCGAAGCGAAGGTTTGAGCTATTCAAAGATTGCTGCGGTGCTCTGTATGTCGGAAAATACGGTTAAATCCTTTTGCCGCAGAAACAACCTGGGAGGTATTACTACCGCCAACTCTGACAGGCAGGACGGCCGTTTTTGCCATCAGTGCGGGAAGACTCTCTCCTCATCACCCCAATCGAAAACGAAACGTTTCTGTTCAGACCGCTGTCGCATGACCTGGTGGAACGCACACCCGGAAGCTGTCAGCCGCAAAGCCATATACAAGCTGACTTGCGCTTTTTGCGGCAGGGAGTTTGAAAGCTATGGGAACAAGGGCCGTAAATACTGTTCCCGCGCCTGTTACGGCAAGTCAAAGGCGGTGCGGCATGAGTAAAGAACTGGGGGTTATCCACTACAAAACGGCAATGGCGGTCTTTAAAAAGCTCTCTGACTGCGGTGCCGTTTCCGGGGAGGAACTGGCGGTGATTGAAACCATTATCGCCGAAAAATATGGGCTTTCTCCGTGCAGTATATTTCGCTAAACGCTTGATATTACGGGCGTTTAGAGCGAATATGTCATAAACGGAAGGAGGTCATTTATGGAAAGGATCATCACAAAAATACCACGCTCCGTCCCACCTCTTGCTAATAGGCTTAGGGTTGCCGCCTACGCGCGGGTATCCTCCGGAAAGGATGCGATGCTCCAGTCCCTCGCCGCTCAGGTCAGCTATTACAGCGGCCTGATCCAGCAGAGGCCTGACTGGGAATATGCCGGAGTCTATGCGGATGAAGCGCTGACGGGGACAAAAGACAGCCGCCCTGAGTTCAAGCGAATGATTGCCGACTGCAGGGACGGTAAGGTTGACCTGATCATTACAAAATCAATTTCACGCTTTGCCAGGAATACCGTTACACTTCTTAAGACTGTACGGGAACTGAAAAAGCTCGGCGTGGACGTGTATTTTGAGGAGCAGAACATCCACTCCATCAGTGGAGACGGGGAACTTATGCTGACCATTCTAGCATCCTACGCACAGGAAGAAAGCCTGTCGGCAAGCGAAAACTGCAAGTGGCGAATCCGCAAGCGCTTTGAAAATGGGGAACTGGCCAGCCTGCGGTTCATGTTCGGCTACCGTATCGTGAAGGGCAAGGTGAAAATCAATCCGGAGCAAGCGGCCGTCGTCCGCATGATTTTTGACGATTATATCGGCGGTATGGGTGGCGGCAAGATTGCACAAAAGCTAAAGGAAATGAACGTGGCCACCGTGCGCAGCGGTGATTGGAATGGTGAGCGCGTGATTGCCATACTTAAAAATGAAAAATACACCGGAAACGCGTTGTTGCAGAAAAAGTATGTAGCCGATCATCTGACAAAAAAGCTGGTCTGGAATAAAGGTACGCTACCGATGTATTTTGCGGAAGGCACTCACCCTGCCATCATTGATACGGCAACCTTTGAAAAAGCACAGGCGGTCATGGAACAGCGGCGCAGGCGTTCCGGCGCAAAGAGCGCCAGCGGAAACCTATATCCGTTCAGCGGCATTATCCAGTGCGGAAACTGCGGCAAGAATTATAAGCGGAAAGTCAATGCCGGAAGGGCCGCCTGGCAGTGCTCCACTTTCTTAAAGGAAGGCAAAGCTGCCTGCCATGCCAAGCAAATACCGGAAGCCACACTCTATGCGGCGGGTTCGGAGCTTCTCGGCCTTGATGAGTTTAACGCCGAGATATTCATTGATAAGATCGCAGAAATCCGGGTTTCGGAGTTCAACAGGCTTGTTTTCGTGTTCCAAGACGGCCGTATAGCCGAAAAGATCTGGCAGGATAGGTCGCGCCGCGAAAGCTGGACGGATGAAATGCGCCGGACGGCTCGTGAAAAAGCGAAAGTGAGGCGGTAAGATGACGTCAAACGTAAGGATAATACCGGCAACCATTCACCAGCATTCCCCCTATGGTACGCCTCTGACTGCCAAACGAAGAACTGCGGCTTACGCCAGAGTTTCCACCGACAGCGAAGAACAATTGACCAGTTATGAGGCGCAGGTGGACTACTACACCAAATACATCAAGGAACGTGCCGACTGGGAGTTTGTACGGGTCTACACCGATGAAGGCATCAGCGCAACGAATACGAAAAAACGCGACGGCTTCAAGCAGATGATTGCCGATGCCCTTGACGGCAAGATTGACCTCATCATCACCAAAAGCGTATCCCGCTTTGCCCGAAACACGGTGGACAGCCTTGTAACGGTGCGCCAGCTTAAAGAAAAAGGTGTGGAGGTCTATTTCGAGAAAGAAAACATTTATACGCTCGATAGCAAGGGCGAGCTGCTCATCACCATCATGTCCTCCCTTGCACAAGAGGAAAGCCGATCCATATCCGAGAATGTCACTTGGGGACAGCGCAAGCGCATGGCGGACGGAAAGGTCAGCCTCCCGTACAGCCAGTTCCTCGGCTACGAGAAGGGCGAGGATGGTTTGCCGAGGATTGTTGAGTCCGAAGCTGGGATTGTGCGTATGATATTCCGGCTGTTCATAGAGGGCAAAACACCGTCGGCGATCGCAAAGCAGCTTGCCAGCCAGGGTATTCCGTCGCCTGCAGGGAAAAAGACATGGCAGGTTGCCACGGTGAAAAGTATTCTTACCAACGAGAAATATAAAGGTGAAGCGCTTCTCCAGAAGAAATTCACTGTGGACTTCTTGACAAAGAGGCAAAAGGCCAATGAGGGCGAGGTACCGCAATACTACGTTCAAAACAGCCACCCCGCCATTATCGAACCTGATGAATTCGACGCGGTACAGGTTGAAATGGAGCGACGTCAAAAGCTCGGCAGGCCGTGCGGCTGCGGCAGTCCGTTTTCGGCAAAGATAGTCTGCGGCGAATGCGGCGGTTATTACGGTTCCAAGGTTTGGGGTTCAAACACCAAATACCGCCGGGTAATTTGGCGGTGTAATGAAAAGTACAAAAACGATAAGTGCTGCCAAACACCCCATGTCACGGAAGATGATGTTAAACAGCGATTCTTGGCGGCGTTCAACACACTGATGGGCGGGCGCAATGAATTGCTTTCCAACTGCCGCCTTGTCCAGGAGGTTTTATGCGACCAGTCGGCGACTGAAGTGGAGCTTGCGGAACTGCACCGTGAGATAGAGATTGTTTCCGAACTCACAAGAAAAGCCATTTATGAGAGTGCGAGAGTCGCAGTTAGCCAGGAAGAATTCAATGAACGGCACACCGGATATATTGAACGGCACCGCAAAGCCACGGAGCGGCTCGCCGAGCTGGATGAACAGCGTCGGGAGCGCCAGAATAAGTTCCTTTTAGTGGAAGGATTTATCAAAGATATTGAAACCCGCCCACTGGCAGTTGCCGAGTTTGATGATAAGCTATGGGTGGCGACGGTTGACAAGGTCACGGTGCTGGCCGACGGGAAGCTGATATTCAATTTCAAAGACGGAACGGAAATTGAGGTCTAGATCATCAGCTTATGAAAGTAATGAGGACGCCTGAAAGCAAGGGCGTCCTTTTACGTCCGGATTATTACACCCCCCCCCTCTTTAGACACCCCCATTAAATCGGATGCAAGCCGTTGAATGATTGCCCAAAGGCGTTTAGCGTTAAGAATCGTTAAAAATCTAGTCTCCTACATATTGAGTAAATTATCAATCATAGTAGCTAAACTGT